AGACGATTACGTGGGTCTAAGGCACGGTGTGATATCCACTTATGCAGGCTTACGCTAACGCCTAAAGTAAACAATATATAACCTAATATAAGCCCTGCGATTAATAGTGCAAAGTTAAAATTTATAACCAAAGTGGCAATAACGAGCAAATAAATGGTTGCTTGTGCTATGCGAACTCTGTTATAATTAGCAATCGATAACTTATTTTTTAGGTCATTGAATAGTGTCATAACTATATTTATAGATCTAAACACAGGAGAAGAAAATATGTTAAAAATCTACTCAAAATCAAACTGCCCGCATTGCGACAGTGCTAAAGCATTTTTACAAGCAAAAAGCATAGCATTTGAAGTTGTCGATATTGAAGCTGATTCAGAAGCAAGAGAATTTATGATTGGGGAAGGTCACAGATCTGTACCTCAAATATATAACGGTGATGAACTATTTGTAGAAGGTGGATATAGTGCATTAGTTAAATTAACAGAAGAAGAATTAAAGGAAAAATTATGAAATTAGAAGCAAAAGAAATCTACACATTCAAACTAGTTACTGGAGAAGAAGTAGTTGCTGAGACAGTATCGACAGCAGACGATCACTACATTATTTCTAAACCAACGACGATTATGCCAAACAACGAAGGTAAAATGCAAATGGTTCCTAGTGCATTTACTATGGAATTGGATGCTGACGTCCAGATAAATACAAGTGCAATAGCAATGATATTTGTAGCTAACGAATCAGTTAAAGCAAGTTACAAGAAAGCAACTACAGGTATTGAAGTACCTGAGAAAAAAATTATAACCGGATAAAATAAATGCCAGCAGTAGTAAGAAGGGGTGACGCAAATTCAGCAGGAGGGATAGCCACACAAGGTGCGGCCACAGTATTAGTTAACGGCAGAGGAGTAGTACCTCCAGGATCGTCAGTTACACCTCACCCTTGTTGTGGAGCAAAAGGTTGTGATGCACATTGTTCTGCAGTAACTACAGGTGGATCAGCAACAGTGTTTGCTGAAGGTAGACCAATCATACTAAGAGGCGACACTGACACGTGTGGTCATTCGAGAGCCCAAGGCTCACCTAACGTATTCATAGGTAGATAACATGGCAGGCTTTTTAACACCAATGCAGATGAATGCAGGGGCCGGGCTACTTCAAAACAGTGGCATAGGTATTTCTCCAGCACTTACAACAAGCATTACTTCATACACCGGCATTACAGCAATTGATACTATCACATACTGTCACGACAACTCAAGCCAAGTTACAGGTTCAACACTGACTAATTTACAGAGTTTAGGTGATGGAGTGTTTCCTGGACTAACAAATATAGTACTTCCAACAGACCATGCAACGGTAGGAGCAGGTGCATTAACTACAAAAGTAACAGCACACGCAAACAGCCTATTAGGGGCAGACGTTGGTGTTTTTGCACAGCACTTATCTATGGCATCTGCATTTGCCACGTCATCAAATGAATTTATCACAAGTGCGTTAAACGCTGATACTACATTTGAGATGAATACTGATATTAACAATTTAATAACAGGTGCATTAACAGATACAAGTCTAGCATTACCAACTCTAGCTAGTGATTTATTAAACTCGGGCAACTTACTTGATTATAACGATCTAAGAAACTTAGGTAATCCAATGAGCTTTGTTAAAATCTATTTTCAACAAGGTGGTGGACTTCCAGTTTTAGACAAATATTTAACTGCAGAAGGCATTAATACAGCAGGGCTTACTAATGCTGTGACTTTAAATAACCCAAGCAGTTTAGTAAATATCAAAGTAAACGAATTAGGTACAAGTGGGTTAACAAGTTTTCCGGATGGAGTAACTGCTGAAGAAACTGATAATACAAAAGCAACTAATCAAGGTTTAGGCCAAGCAATATGGAATGCGTTAGGTAAAGTTAAAGATGATGATCTAGTTACTATGCAGGCTGTATTAAATTCAAGCATTGTGGGATTAGAAACAGCACAAGACTTTATGGATCCTAAAAAAATATTCCCTCAGACATATGAGAGTCTCAAAGCATATGATCCTAATGGAAACAAAGCATTTATATACATCAGTCAGTCATTTAATCCACAACACAATGGATCAGGTGAAGAATTTTATAGCTGTGTTCCAACATATATAGCAGATGCAAATCAAGCATTGGCTGGAAGTTTACAACAGATTAAAGACGTGTTTAATATCACTAGCCAACAATTAAGTCAAGTAGCAGAAAAACTTGAAACTACCAAAGGACTGACTACTATTGAATCATTGAGTAAGCCAGTACCGGATACAACTATAAACTTCTTTAAAAATATATACGGAGTAGGATCAGGAAAAAACGGACAGTTCTTAGTAACAGATGTTATAGGAACATGTGCAGGGTTTACACATACAGAAGAATTTGAACAACTAGCTACAACCGTTGGTGCTTTAGATGATTTAAATGAATTAGACAATCTAGCTAACTTGTATCAAACAATGAAAAACTTGTTTGACAATGCCGCAACATACTATACAATAGTTGAGGATCTACCGTCAACAATTCCTCCAACGTATACAGAAACTTGGTATATTCCAGCAGGTCGATATGGTCTAGGTGCATCAAGTTATGGTTCAAGAAATCTTGCAGTTAACGCAGTAATTACTGCTATTGATATAGAGCTTGCAAGATTGCAGACTGCGTATACATCACAGGCAACATCAACAACAACAAACATTACTAATTCATCAGCACAGATTAAACGCGAACTAGTAAATATGCCTAAAGCAGGACTTGTTCCGGCTGACACTCAAACGGGTACTAAAAGTGCAGTATTGGGACTAGTGACAAACTTACATGATTACGGTGCAGATGATAGCCTCGGTGGAACTGGTTGGATATTAGAGAATATTGCATCATCAGACTTCTATGGTGAAAGTTTAGTAGCGGCTCTCAGAGAAGGACGTAATATTAGACAGCTAAATAATGCCGCAATTGGAAATGCACTAGCAATTAATGCAGACACTAGAACAAGCGAAAAAGCAACCTTAGCAAATGCATCATATACTGTGGACGAAGCAAAAGAAAATTTATAATGACAACATTAATAGTTACTCTTATACTGATTCATATTCAGCAGTTTACTAACTCTATATACATGCACAGAGGAGTATCACACGGTGCTCTAGAAACACACCCGACTCTAGCATTGATATTTAGATGGTTAATGTGGTTTACTACATATCAAATGGCGGCACCAAATTGGTTACAGAAGTATGCGGCCAAACATAGGATGCACCATAAGTTTAGTGACACTGAACGTGATCCTCATTCTCCAAGATTCTTTACAGCCAGCGAATTAACAGACTGGTCTAAGAGTATACATCCAGGTAGTGCAAATTATATCAGTGAAGACAACATACAAAAATTTGCGTCCGATGTAACAACACCAGACACCTGGAGTGATCGAAATGTATTTAGAAAGTATCCTTTCTTAGGAACTCAAATATCTATGATTGCACTTATATTAACATTGGGGGTATGGGGGATTATTCCAGCTGTTATTATTTTTAAGAATGGATATTTTGGAACTATTATAATCAACTACCTAAGTCATAAATGGGGTTATACTAATTTTAATGTTAATGATGATAGCCGTAATTTATTTCCTATAGGCATATTTCAATGCGGTGACGAACTGCATAACAATCATCACCGTTTCCCTAACGGTATAAGCACACGATGTAAGTGGTGGGAGTTTGATTTAGGATACATTTATATTAAACTTCTAAGTTTTATTGGACTAGTAAAAATTATAGAAAAGAAAGTATAGTATGTCAAAGATTTTATTTTTAATATTGTTTATTCCTACTTTAGTATTTTCAGCAGAACAGCACCAGATGAACGAAAATGATCTGGCACTAGATATTACAAACGCAGACACAGTACAGAATGGTCGAGAGTGGTATGACAGACGCTGTTCGTTTTGTCATGGCGGCCAGGGCAAAGGTGGTAAAGGACCTTGCCTAACGTGCGGTAAATTCACATACAGTGCAAACACTAATATGGCAATCTTTACAACCATCAGTGTTGGTATTACCAACAAAAGTTTAGGTGGCACAATGGGTGCGTTCGGTACAACTATTGACGGTATGGATATTGTTGCTATTGTAACTTATTTGCGTAACGAAGAAAGACGCAGAATCGAGTCTGGTGAGATTAAAGATCCATATACTGTACAAGAACAAATGGTCTTTCCTGAATGATCATCGAGCTTTATCTAAAAATTCCCAATACTGTACAGCCTAATCTAACACTAGAGTTCAATAGTGATACGATCAACGAACCAATTAGTAAAGAACCAAATGAACATGGACATTATGCTTGGATATTTACAGTAACACCCAAGCAAGAAAACATAATAAGATTACATGCTTCTGGTCTTGGTAGTATTATGGACAAATCAAAATATGTAAGTGTAGTTGAAGTTATTGCCGACGGTGTTAACTTTGATATAGTTCATCAGATGAACTGTAATGCTCAACCTAAAGGCTTAGAATATCAAAAAGGAGCCACGCAGTTAGACTGTGCAGGGTATATTGAAATACCAATCGGTGCTCCAGTTTGGCAGTATTGGTGCGAGACTCTTACCAAGTTCAAGTATGAGGACTATACAGATTGGCAATAGATAAACTAACTTTAGATTATTTTAATAATGACTTTCCAGGCTGGGATTATTCTAAGCCTGTTAAAATAGCAGACAATCCATATTGGACTCAAGTTCCTTTTATAGAATTAGATCTTGATTTAGATATAGATTATCTTAGACATCTAACCAATGGGTTTGATCCTAAGGATTACGGTAAACAATCAAGAGAACAAGGAAACTATCAAAAAGAAAAAAGACTAGTTGGATGGGAGTGTAACAAGATACTATGGAACCATGGTAATCGACCAACATATACTTCTGATATTAGAAACAAAAAAATGGTTGACCTATTAGATATCATCAAGCCCGAAGAACAAGAACACGCCTTAGAAGATCATCTAACAAGCAAAGGACTTAACTTTAAAGTGCTTCTTCATATGAAATTAACTCCCGACAGCTATCTTAGGCCACATCGAGACTTCAGTGACAATTGGCCTCTCTTGTATGCGTGGATACCGGTAAACTATCCTGAAGGTGCAGAGCTAAGATTTTACCCATTTGGAACAGTTCCTGTAACAGAAGGTAAAGTTTATTTCTTTAACCAGTATCATTTTATTCACGCTATAAGAAACACCAATCCTGAGATAACTAGAGACTGCTTAATTGGTCATTTAGACGAAGACATACAGGATACTCCAGCGTGGCGCCAGCGTATGGTAGATGCTATTAATCAACAGTACAATAGTTGACAAAATAATAAAAAGGCCATATAATAACGGTATTATCAAGCTGTAAATAAAACAAAAAGAAGTTATAGGAGAAATTATGACAGTAGTCAAAAAGGTACTATACGGAACATTTGCAATTTTATTAACATTTGGAATAACAAATCAAGTTTCAACTAATTCTGAAGAAGACCTAGTAGCTAAGATCACTAAGATACAAGAAGATGTGACTACTGCTAAACTTAGACAAGAAGAGCAGTGGATGAATCAAATTAGTTGTTTAGCTCGTAATGTTTACTACGAATCACGTGGTGAAAGTTATGAAGGTCAACTAGCAGTAGCAGTGGTTACTCTCAATAGAGTAAAGCACTCAAAATTCCCTAACACAATCTGCGGTGTTGTTAACGAGCGTAAACGAGCAGGCGGAAAACTAGTATGTCAGTTCTCGTGGAGATGTGAAGGACATACAAATCCTAAGAAGCGTATCAGCCAAGCACACGAAAGTTACCAAGCCGCAATGGATGCTATATTTGAATACGATTACTTAACAAAAGAACTTCTTACAGAAGATACTCTGTATTTTCACGCCAAGCATGTAAAGCCAAGATGGCGTAGACACAAACAAGTGCTAGCTAAGATTGATAATCACATATTTTATAAGAATAAACCTGGCGATAAACGCAGATAAGTGTTGTAAAAAAACAACAAATTAAAGGACATTTATTGTCCTTTTTTTGTCTAAAAAGGTTGACCAGAAAATCCAAAACCGCTATAATGTATTTGTAAGTTAGAAAAACGGTTAATTATTTAGGGGTAGATAATATGACATACACAACAGAAAATCCAACACTAGAGTTACTACAAGAAAAATACAACTCTACTGCACCAAGATTAAACTATAAAGGCGAACCAATTAGAGGCGGTATGACTGAAGGTCAATGGAACCGTGATGGTGTTGCTGTGTTAGGTGGAGAAACAAGCTACGGTTCAGCTGGTGTTACAAAACATGCTTGGAAACTTGGTAAACAAGGTGAAGTTCGTTGGGTATCATCAAATAACATTCCTCCAACAGACATCTTAGAAATGGCTGTAGTTGATGGTACAATTACTTGGGAAATGTTTGAGCGTTCAACTAAACAAAACTCAATTGAAACTACAGAATTTATTAAACGTTATCAAGCTATGCGAGAGAAAAATGGTTACTCAGAAGAAGAAAGATTTGAAATGAAAGCGGCCTTTGGTGATGAAGAAATAGTTGATATATTTACTGGCAAGGTGGTATCATAATGGGTTGGGAAGAATACAATTTGATCTATATTTTTACTGCTATTCTCTTTGCAGTAAACTTTTTGTTTAAAGGTCCAATGGCCATTGTTTGGCTTTTAATTTACTCGGCTATTGGTGGGTTCTTTGGAGGATGGTCAGGATTTTGGGTCACTGGCATGGTAGTTGGTATTGTGTCATTGTTCAGCGGTAGCGGTAGCGGAAGTAGCTATAGCAGTGGATACACAATACGCCAAAGTGAACAGAAAACTTGGTCGTCGACCAACATTGACCATAAGATCATTGACGTAGATATTACTAAAAAACCATAGGACGTAAAAATGTTACCAACTGTAGGCACAACGATTACTGTTACAACTGAATACAAACGCCCTAGCATATGGGGAGATATTCAGCACAATGAAACTACTGGAGAAGTTATTAAGTCTCCTAAGTGGTTAAAGCCTGGAGAGTTTGCTATTGAAAATCCTAATCTTCCAAGTGGCTTTTCGGTAATCAATATGAAGAATGTTGTTGACATTAGAGACGCTGACGGACACGAATACAAGTTTACTACAGACAGTTCAGTTAAGGTTTGGGCAGTTACTGGTAGTAAAGGCAACGAATATACTGTAAAGTTACAAGATGGAGAATACAGTTGCGAGTGTGTTGGCTTTCAGTATAGAAAAGATTGTAAACACATTAAACAATGTATATAGGACTTAAAATGAAACCTTGGGAAATAATAAAACTGCTCGAAGCAGACAACAGCAGACTAGCGAAAGAGAAAATACTTCGCGATGAAGCCGGCTGTGCAAACAAAGAATTCTTCCACGGAGTCCGTCTAGCCCTTGACCCCCTAATTACATATGGTGTTAAGAAAGTAGATATACAAAAAGGTCCAGGTGGGCCTGGGTTAGATTGGACCATTTTT